GAGCAAGATTTATCAGGCGCACAAGGCGCTCATCCTGCTCGCGTTCCCTGCGTTCCTCTTCGGTTTCAGTCCGGCAAAATGGAATAATGCTTTCATTTTCCATGTCATAACTTCCTTTTTTCCGGTTAGAGTTTGATGATCGGCAGGTAAGCGCGGTTTTTCGGGCGCGTTTCAGTACCGCCGGAGGACGTCGTGACGGTCGTTCCCCCCGCCGGAAATCCAGCGATGACATTCGAGCCCGGCTGCACGGTGTAGTTATATTCGCTATTGTTCACGTCGTGATTGTGCGATCCAAATGCGTCCGTCTGACTCGTCGCCAGCACACGCCCAGCATCAACCCCAGCACCAAGGTCAAGGCCGCGCCAGAAGAGGCCACGGTCGTCAGGGAGCGGGATACGGTAGTTGAGGTCATAGTCAGCAACGGCGGTCAAGCCACGTGCCACCGGAGCGCCGTCAGCCGTTAGCATCTGGAACGCGCCCCCATCGGTGGTGTTGAGCGTCGCATCCCAAATAATGCCAAAAAGCGTACTGGATGAGGGATCAGCAAAATTCGCGTTGCTGGCAGCGTTGCCAATCGTCTGGCCATTACAGATCAGCCAGCCGGCGGGAGCGGTCAGGCCAAAAAAGTGTGACACGGAGCCGGGCGGCACAAGGCCCGCCGCCAGCACAGCCTCAGCCGATGTTGCGCGAGTTACTTCCGAAGCTACAGCAGCGGTTAATACGCCCTCTGCGGTTATGGCGCGAGTCTGCTCAGCGGCAATTGCCGTATTCAGTGCAGCTTCCGCCGTAGTGGCGCGAGTCTGCTCAGCGGCAATATTGGTATCGACCTGGGCCGTGGAATAAACCCCAAGATTGGTGCGCGCAGTTGCGGCGCTGGCAATATCGGACAGGTTGTTGGCCTTTGCCAGATAGTTGTCGCCTACCCACTCGCGGGTAGCAGTAACGATAGAGGGGTCCAGGATAATGGTCACCGTGTCAGGATTCGACACGGCAATCGTCATGCGGATAAGCATGTCTGAGGTGGCGCCGTCGGCAGCCGTGGGCTTGTAGGTATCCCCGCAGTTCGCCGTGAAAATCATATTGCCGGCATTGTCATTGAGGCTGAGCTCGCGGATTGTCCAGCCTCCCTCTACTGCCGGGATTATTGCCTCTGCGATGAACTGGTCAGCATTGGACGGGTCCACTGTCAGGCTGTTCAGCGCCACAGATAATACCTGGTGCACCAGCGCTGTACGGGTCGGATCTGGAGTGACTGGCACGCCGCCACCGTCTCCAACCCTGATAGTGGCATAGACAATCTGAGTGTCAGAGGCATGAGCAGCCGCCTCGAGCGTGGCGCCCAGGGCAGTGATCAGGGTCTTATACGTGGACATTTCAAGGCCCTACCGAAATTGTTACGCCCAGCTGGGATACTGCCGTGGACACAAACCGGTCAGTAGTGCTGATCGAGGTATAGAAATTGCGCAGATTGGTCCCTGCGTCCCGGAACTGATCAATGAGCGCCCTTGACCGAATAATCAGGGAGGCGATATCGGTAACGCCGGCCGTGTCAATCTCGGCATCGAACCACCCGTAATTGCCGCTAACCAGCGGGGCATCGGTAATTGTGGCAAGCTGGCCTGAGTTGAGAGACTGAAGCGCGAGTTCGATGGCCACGTTATTGGCTTTCGGCTGGAACATTTGCGTCACGATACGGCCAGCGTACTGGGGGTCGAGTTCGCTATTCTGGCGCACGCAGTCAAAAAAACTGCCGTGGTAATCAAGCCATGTGCCTTCCGCCGTTCCCACTACCATCTGGTCTATCATCAGCGGAATGGAGTTCACCGCCTGATTCAGCTCTGAGGCGCTGCTATCAAGAAACGCCCATGCCAGCGACGTGAATATGCTCAGGTGATCGCCATTGCTCACGGCTGGAGTGTTGGAGCCGTCCAGAATGGAAAGCGCACTCAACTGTGCAATAGAATCAGGCGGCGAGAAAGCCACCGTATACCCCGTCTGGGCAGCAAGGTGGGTCGCCAGCGCAGCCAGGGTGTAAAGGGAAAGATCGATGTTGAGTGCGGCGCCCGAGCCGCCAGTCACAGTGGTAGTCAGAAATCCATCTGCAACAGTCCACGTCATGGTGCCATCATAGTCAAGACGCAGCGCAAGGGTAGCCTTCGGGTCTTTGCTGAATGCCCGATGTACCCAGGTGAAAAGCTTGCGCGTCAGTTTCATATCAGGTCGTCAGAGCAATGGTGCCCGGAAGGGCTTTGTAGTTATAGGCAATCGTAACGTCCCCACCGGGCGCAGACAAAACCACGTTATAGACACCAGGCACATTCATAATCGTTGTGCGGATCTGCTCTTGAATGATATTGGTGCCCACAGGCAGGCTGGCGATATAGGCGTTCACCGCCGCTGTGCAGGCCGCCAGCACAGCAACGCTGCTGCTTGCGTAGGCTGGCAGAAGAGTCACCACGCCAGTCACATCACAGGTAGACGTGAAGCAGGCATACACCACTACAATGGTGCCAGCCGCCTTGTATCCGGCGATTTTGTTGCCGTTGGTGTCGGTATAGCCATCTATAATTTGCTGGCACTTCGCGATCAAATCAGAGCTCGCCCCCGTGCTGCCGTTGAAAATAAAAACATGGATAAGTCCAATCGGGTTGGAGTCATCGATGTAATACATTTCCTGCACGATGGCGCTGATCACGCTTTCCACAATATTGCCATAGCTGTCCAGCAGGTAGGCTGTCTGCGCCCCGTACTGGAGTGCATAGACTTGGCCCCGGCCAAGGGACTGGATGTAGGACTGGAAGCGCGTTTTGCGCTGGTCTTCCGTCTCAGCGTCCTGGCCGCCACCGAAAGCGAGGGTATTGGTGACGCCAGTCACCCCGGCAATGCTGCCGACCAACTGGGTAATAGTCCCTGGTGCCGCATTACTGACGAGCCCGACCGTATCAGCTGCAGCCTCCACAGATACTGTAGTGTCACCGGCAGGGATAACAGCGTTCGCCTGAGTGACATAGCGGATAGTGCCGCCGGGCACAGTCACTACGGCACCAGCCAGGATGGGCTGATCGAACGCAGATACTGTGGCAGTAAACGTCAGGAGCCCGCGGGATGCCTGGGCCGGCAGCAGCGGAAAGCCGAAGCTGTTGTAAATCGCTACCGGGATGGCCTCCTTCAGGCCATTGAACATTTGCTGGTAGTACTGATCGAGCTCAATGGCGACCGCCTCTACCACCGTACGGGCAGCAGCGCCGACATTAAAATCAGTCAGCAGCGACTGCACCGCTTTCATGCGGTTGATCATGGCCGCGGCAATGGAGACAAAGTTTTTTATCTGAAATGCCATGATTAAACGCTCACCGTGACAGAAAGAGGCTTACCCACAATCGGGTTTACATCCATGGTTATCTCCATGGCATCGCCGGTTACCTGGACCGTAGAATTCTGGACCCGCTGGACGCGAGGGTCAGACTGTACTGACGCCTGAGCATAACCATTGGCGATGTTGGCATTGATGGGGTTATTCCCCTTGCCGAGCATCGTCCGAACAAAACTTCCGTAGGTAGGGTAGTAGACGAGCTCATAGCGCTGCACGTTGACGCGCATGGTCAGCGCCTGCCGTAGGTTGTCATTTCCCACCAGCACGGCAATATCGCCTGAATCAGTTGCAGTAAAATCACCGGAAGTCAAATCTATATCTGTGCCATATATTTCACTTGCGGAAGCTGCCCCATTTGTGCTGTCGAATGTCGACGGGACTTTTATCGAATCACCAAACTTCAGGACGCTGGCAGTCACCTGCGAATCATCGCCCGTCAGGTATGGCGCAGAAAGACCGTTGATATTGACGATATCCACCCACTTTGATGCATCCCCCACCTCTCGAAGTGCGATTTTCTGGAGGGTATCGCCCCACTGGGTTTGCACGAAGCGAACGCCAGTCAGCGGGGATGTCATGCCGGTAGAAGAAGTTGATGGGCCGCTGGAACTGGATGCCAGGGCCTGCTGAGCAGCAATAGCCGAGGCGTTCAGTGTCGTTCCTTGAGCAATATTGGATACATGCCCATGAATAGCCACCATGGAAGGCGGCGACAGTACCGGGTCGCAGTTTTTCAGCGCACCAGTGGAGAACTGCGCTGCTTCATTCTGGGTGGCCAGCGGCGCCTGGTTTGGATAAACCGAAGCGAGCGGATTGCTCAACTGAGCAACAGCGCTCCCGCCTGAAGTTGATGAGCAGTTGGATGCCCCGTACACAGCGGAGTAATCAGGGAACTGGGCAGGGGGTATCAGGATATTCTGCAGGAGGCAGGTGACGTTCTCATAAGCAGCCGCAGCCTGCATGCAAAGATTACCGGCGAACGGGTCAGTGATGGCTGCCGCCAAGACCCGCCATACATTGGCCGCGCCCATGCAAGCATCTGCGGCCAGCAGATTCAGGGAGGCTGATGGAGCCTGCCGAGTAGCATTGACCGCCCCTACAATAGCTGCTGACAGGCTATTAAAGCTGTTCATCGGGCCAGCCAGAATACTCGGAAGCGCGGTATGGAGTATTCCGGTCGCAGTATTCAGCGCTGACGTAACTTTATCCATGACAGCCAGGGCGGACGATATGGAGTCGCCTACGGACTGATCTGAAGGCTTGGGCGCCAGCAGGCTATCAAGCGTCCCAGCGGTAGCCGCCGAGACGTAAGCAATGCCGGTCATGGCAATCTGATACATCATCAGCAGCGGCCGTGAGCGGTTCCGCTTCAATGAAAAAACGAGCGGCACCACGAACATATGCACAAAATTCAAACCATCGGAATAAATCAGCAACACCCCGGATGGGTCGCGTCCTTCTTCTGCGGCAAGGGCGCGCAAATTGTGCCACTGCTGAATCATGCCCTGCAGGGCGATCAGCCGTTCGACAGATGACTTCTGGGCAGCATCAGTGCGCCAGCCAGTGTGACCGGAGATATTGATACTGACCAGACCCTCACCCCACTCATCAGCCCATGCTCCAGCTGTGCCGGCCTGTCCCAGCGTCTGCTGGACGGTCACGCGCGACGGGGTGGTAATGTTTACGTCTTCAGGCCGGATGTTGAGCGTCAGCAACTGCACGGGTCCATTCGGCCGTGTCACATCCACCAGCGCGAAGCCGATGGGTGATGTATCCGGTTTTTGAGATAGTGGTGGATTCTGCATAGTCCCGCCAGTTTACAGTCACACCATTGCGCCGGTATTGCCGCCGATGGTGCCGCCGGTGTGGTAGTGGGTCTTGATGCTGATACCTGCAATCGATATGTCTCCAGCCGTCACTACCATTGAGCCAGTCGGCACGTTTATGCTACCTGTGACTGTCACATTGCCTGCTATAGCCGCAGCACCTGTGCCGCCACCAACAGCTGTCAACGCCAAGCCGCCAGCACTGATGAGCCCAATCACGTTCAGATTTCCAGTGATCGTATTGGTGGGTGCGGTTATAGAGGTAGCAGTAGCGGTGACATTCACGTCTACCGCCTGCACGTTCACGGCCCCGGTAGCTGCATGGATGTTCAGGTTCCCGAGCGGAGCAGACACTGTGATATTGCCGGTTGTAGCAGTTGCGTTGATATTTCCGTTTGCGGCTGTCACATAGACGTTTGAAGTGGCATTTACAACTGTGTCAGCGCCTGACGTAACTGTTACCTGGCCAGTGGGGGCCATATCAAGGCTGGCCTGTGATACCCCTCCCACCGCCACACTCATATGGATGTGAGGCTGGCGCCCGGTGTTCTTGGTGATAGCCCACAGCTTTTTAAAATCGCGGCCAGTCAGATCGTCATGAGCTGTCGATTCGCCTATCCTTAAATAGGTGCCGCTAGGATGGTAAAGCTCAAAATTCCCGAAAATATCCGTTGTGGTGTAAACGTCGGAAGCATGGCGCTGGACCCGGCGCCCGGCCTCCACGAACATCTGGCTTTTCTGGGGAGACAGGAAGCCCAGGATTATCAGTCCACCATGGCGAAGCGTGCCGCACACGGCGATCAGGTTTGGTCCTGTAGTGCTGTCGTTTATGTCCGTAGACTGCCCGGCAGATCCAGATGGCGGGAGCCCAGGCTCAGTCAGGTCAACGGTGCCTGTGCAGTCGCTGAGGCTCTGCTCGCCCATGATCATGACAGCCGGATAGCGGTCGCCATTGTCCAAGCAGATCAGGTCAGCGCATATCCCTTCCGGGTGCATGTTTGTGACCTTGGCGAGGCGCAAATTAGTCATATGCCGAAGCTCCGCCCAGCTCAGAGAGGTACGGGGATTTGCCGCCGGCCTTCACCTGCAACCTGGCAATGAATGAGGTGGCGCGCTCGAGAGAGACGTGAGTAGTGAAGCTCCGAAACGGCATGTATTCGTGAGAAACTGACTCGACGTAACCCTGCCAGTTCATGGCCCCCTCTGTCACCAGGAGCTCATTGCCGATTTTTATCTTCTCATTGCCCTTCAGGGACAGCGAGCCCTCTTCAAAGACCACGTTGTCTTTGTTCTGAGCGATCAACTGGGCCAGCTTATCACCAAGCCATCCTGAAAAGAAACTCAGGTCTTGCTGCCTCCCGCTTTCATCCTGCATCTGGCCGCCGCGGCTGGTGGCACTGCCCTGCTGGTGCGTTTGTACCTCCATCTTGCGTACGCCGTAGAGCAGGTTTGTGGCGTTTTTATAGCCGTCCAAGGTGTAGTCATTCTGCCCACCGACAGCGGACTGCATCTTGAGAAGGCTGGCATCGCCAGGGTACCAGTCAGGGTTATCCACCCAGTAAAAATTAGCGACACTGGCGTCAGACCGGCTGAGCGTGATATCGGTAATGTCGGCAGCCGTTATTTTTACCTGCTGCGGAACCTGCGTGGTATGCAGCGCATTGATAAAATTCCCGTACACATCCCGGTAAGGCAGCGGCCGGTACATCAGAAATACGCCTGCTTCCTCGTCCTGCACAAACAGCTCATTGAAGGCGCCCACGTCACCATAGATCGACATGAAGTCGAAGAGGGAGCCATTATTGAACCCCTGAAAGCCCAAGCAGCTTACATTGGGCCGATTAAGAGGATTCTGGCTGGCGCTCACAAGATCAGGAGAATATGGGGTGTACGGCTGAATATGCATGATCGGGGAGGGCGGTATCGGAGAAGCCCCCAGGAGTGCGATTTGCTGGCCAGCCGTCAGCCCATTCACAGTAGTATTCAGCCCTGATATGAATGAAGACGTGGAGGTTGCAGACGCAATAACTAGCGACTCCTGCCGCATCTTGTCGATGAGGTTGTTGATTATTTTATCCCTGACCGTATCGACAAATTCAGCGGCTGACACAGCAACTTTAAAGAAGGCCCCGAACTTCTCAAAAAGAGGGAACGCACTGGTTATATTGTCACCAATGATGTAATTGTTGGCATAGAAAATGCGGAATATTTCAAACAATTTCCCGTAGTCATGCCCGCTAATGCTCACGCCCATAAACGGTTTCCCATCGGCTGACATGGCGCGCGAGCGGGTAATCTTGCTCACAAAGCCGCGCATGACGACAGGGATATTGCCGGGAATGGATTTATAGGCTGGGTCTGACTGATTACGACAAAACCTTATTTCAATCAGGTCCATGGGCTCGATGCTGGCATAAATCGAATCCATGGTGTCGGGCCGCATAATATCGGCCAGCATGATATCAAACGTACCGCTGATGCTCTGCCGGCTTTTATTGGTTTTCACATGGCCGTTTTCGGTAATGTAGGGAGTCAGGTCTACATTGAAGGCACCAGCGCGTGCCCGGTCAGAAGCGGCCAGGTTGCCGCCTATAGTCGTGCGCACCACATTTTTGTAGAGCCTTACTGACAGAGCAGGACGATCAACGTTCATTAGTTTCCCACCCAGAAAGTGTCATGATCCTTACTGCCAATCTGCGCAGACCCTGGTACACCTGCGGCTTTGGGAGGCGAGGAAAATACGCTCTTTTTCTTGGAGCCGTCGGTATTCTGGATGACTATATTTATTTTTGTCCCAGCATTACCATTATTGCGCTCTGTTGCAGCCAATTTAAGCATGTAGTCAATACCATGCTCTTTCATGGCGTCAGTGCCGGCTGACCCTCCAGTTTGATAATCCCTAAGCCCAGTGACACCCATATTATAGGCAAGCATTCCAGATAACTTGTCACCACCAAAGGCTTTAAGATTGTGCCGCTCAATTTCTGCCATAATTTGCATGGCAGCATTAAAGCCGCCCTTGCCTAAAAGTTGTTTAGGGTCAGTAATTCCATACATTCCGCCATATTGACGAATAGCACTCTCCCGGATCTGCGCCGGGCTATATGCACCATTTTTTGTGTCAGAATAATCTAGATTTCCATGACCCCAGCCTTCGACGCCAAGATTTGCTTTCATCATATCTATAATGGCTGGATCGCCACCAGCAGCTGCGGAAATAGCGGCTTCTTCACTGGCGCTAAACTGAAGCTTACGGCCTGTTCCTCGCAGTTTTGCATGGCGCGCATTCAGATCAGCAAGGCCGGCAATATTAGCAGCATAGTCAGGGTTTTCTGGGTTGGTATCCCAACCACTAAGACCCAGCTTTCCTGTACCAAGAGCATCATTCAGTATTTTGGATTGCGGCAAAGCTCCAGAATCTTTGTAAGTACTATCAGCGCCAAGCACTGTTGCAATACGAGATACGATTTCCTTTAAATCCGTCATTACGACAAGACTTTTACTGCCAAGATCAGTGAGCGACTGCTCCATGTCCTTTGTTGCGTTGAGCAAGTCTTTTCCGGGGTCCGATTCTTGTCCATGAGCAGCCGCTAAGGACAACAGAACCCGCCTCATTTCATCAGGACTTTTCCCTGCCAAGTCATTAAGTTTTCCAGTCTCTCCCTGCATATCCTGGCGGTGAAGAAAATCTTGCCTTAACTGCTCTAGGCCACCGGCATCAGCCCCCATGACTTTGCCCATCGTCTGGAAGCCGGTGACGCTCATATTGTTGATATCAATGCCAGATGCTGTTAGTGAGTCGGCCATGGCTCCAAACTTATTACCAGCACCCTTCATTAACAGATCAAGAGCCATGCCTTTATGTTCATTCCCTCCAAAAAACATGCCTGCTAGCGAGTCAGCAATTTGCCATTCAGGCATGCCTTTCGACCGCAGCATATTCGACAAAGCCTGAGCATTAGTTTCATTGCTGTCCATCCCAGGAGGCAGTTTTCCTTTGCCAATCCAGTCAGCACCAAGGGTAGTCTTACCAAATGCCCCCTGCATGGTGCCACCAAGGCCGCCC